AAAACACCTACGACTTAGAAAACAAATCGTATGCGTCTGCTACTGTTTACGGAGCTGCTTCTATCGATACCTTGTTGCCTCTTGTGGTTGCACGTATTGAAGACACTGTAGAATATGCCATTAAACGTGGTAAAACAGGTGTAGCTTTCAAAGAAATACAAAAGTATCTTGCTGATGTTGAGCCTTTGGCTGCTGCTGCTTTAGCTGTTAAGCTAACGTTTGATAAAGTCTTTTCATATAAAGACAAAAGCAATCAAACAGTCAATGTGTGCGATGCTATTGGTCTTGCTGTTGAGCAAGAATGCCAGATGCGTCACTACGAAACACATGCACCAGGCTTGTTACATGTTTTAAAAGAAAACTATTGGCATCGTTCAATAGGTACACAACAAAAAATAGTTGTGATCCGTACTTTGATGAATCGCTATGACGTTAAACAATGGGATGCATGGGGCAGAGCTAATCGCATTAAACTTGGAGGCTGGTTACTTGACTGCATCATGCAAAGCAGCGGGTGGTTCACAAAAGACATGCAACAAGAAGGACGCAAACGTGTCCACTATGTTGTCCCAACTCCAGAATTCCTTGAGATCAAGGACGCAGTAATGCGTGATGCTGAGTTATTTAGCCCACTTGCTTGGCCAATGCTCATCGAACCTAATGACTGGACACATGAAAAATGTGGCGGTTACATCCTAAATGAGGTGATGCGTGGGCATGATATGGTACGAAGAGGAGATCCCACATGTATACAGGGAGAGAGACCTATTGAGTTCTTGAATCGAATTCAGAAGGTTGCTTACCGTCTAAACCCCTTTATTGTGGGTGTAGCGGAAGAACTAGATAGATTGGAACGAGCTGTCGGTAAGTTTCTCCCTATTATTCATCATGACTTACCTCCTAAGCCTGTAGACATAGCAACTAATAAAGAAGCTCGTCATAATTATAATAGACAAGCTGCTGATGTTTACAATCTACAAGCACAAGAGTTTAAGAAGTCATGTAGAACAAGAATGACAATGGAAGCTGTACAAAGATTTAAGAGTAAAGATAAATTCTTTATTCCTTGGTCTTTTGATTACAGAGGTAGAGCTTACCCAATCCCTGCATTCTTAACACCACAAGACACAGACTTTGGAAAAAGTTTATTGTCTTTTGCTGAATCAGCTTACATGACTCCTGAAGCTGAAGACTGGTTAGCCTTTCAAGTAGCTACTACTTATGGTCTAGATAAAGCTACGATGCAAGAAAGATTAGATTGGGTAAATAATAATACTCATCTTATATCTTGTGTCGCTAGTGATCCTATCTTACACATTCACGACTGGGAAGCAGCAGATGAGCCATGGCAATTTCTTTCAGCATGTGATGAGTATTACCATTGTGTGCTTAAGTGTGATCGTCATTTTACAAGCTTGCCTGTAGCTACAGATGCTACTTGTAGCGGGTTACAGATATTAGCAGGTCTTGCTAAAGATAAAAATACTGCTAGTCTTGTTAACGTATTACCGTCTGATAAACCACAGGATGCTTATGCTGTCGTCGCTCGTACTGCTACTCCTTTCTGCCCTAATTCTATCCGCAATTATATGGATAGAAAGGTAGTCAAAAGAGTAGTAATGACCGTACCTTACAATGCAAAACCTTTCTCAAATCGTGGGTACATCAAGGACGCACTAAAAGAAAAGGGTATTGAGATTGATAAAGATGACTTGACAAAAACTGTTGAGGCTGTTAGAAATGCTATGGATGAGGTCGTACCTGGTCCTATGGCTGTCATGAGTTGGATTGAAGAGGAGGTTGCTAAAGCAATCGACTTGGGTAAAACAGAACTAACATGGTCTACACCATCAGGTTTTGTTGTCACTCAAAAGCTCATGAAGAAAGAAACAATTCAATTAGAATTGCAGTTGCTTGGTCGTTGTAAACTAACTGTTGCTACACAAGATAGTGACAAGGTTGACAAACAACACCACAAAAATGCAACAGCGCCGAATCTAATACATTCACTCGATGCTTCCTTGCTCCACTTCAGCGCATTGGCTTTCAATGCACCGATCGCTCTCATTCATGATTCTGTATTGTGTCGTGCTACCGACATGTCTGTTCTCAGTGCAATTGTACGAGAAACATATATGCACCTCTTTGCTGAACACGATTACTTGCAAGACTTTGCTAACCAAATAGGAGCAGAGTCTAACCCACCGATTATTGGAGATCTAGAACCTAGCTCCGTAATTGATTCCACTTATTTTTTCTGTTAAATGCCACGTACAATCCACAAAACCGCACAGCCTGTAGTCCTTGAAGGATATCAAGCTGTACTGAAACCAAGTAAGTTTGGTTACTCACTTGCTGCTCTAGTTGATCAATCCATGGTTGATGTACTGGAAGATGATCGTGTTGAATCCCTTAAGTGGGCTGAAACTAAACTGAAGAATCCTAAGCGTTCTACACTTAAGCCTGAACCTTGGGAAGAAGTTACTGAAGGACAATACAAAGTTAAGTTCTCTTGGAATGAAGAATCTCGTCCACCTGTTGTCGATACTGAAGGGACGCATATTACTGATGACAATACACCTATGTATGCTGGTAGTCGTGTTAAGCTTGCGTTCTATCAGAAGCCGTATATCCTCCGTGATGGAGTCACGTATGGAACAAGCCTTAAATTGGTTGGTGTACAACTGGTGTCTCTCAATACAGCAGCTGGTGTAGATACCGGTGATATGTCTACAGAAGACGTTGCAGCACTCTTTGGTAAGACTGAAGGGTTCAAGGCTAGTGAGCCTAATGTAACACCATCTGACAGCACTGAGGACGACTTCTGATGATTGATTTTATCGTTGAAAAAGATGCAGCCACCGGGCTGTACAAAGGAACATTAACTGTTAACCTGCCTGAACTTACAGCAGTTCGTTATAAAGCTGACCGCAATGATTTCAAATATGAAATGCGTAGTGCAATTAGCGACATTGTATCAGAGATTGTTGAGAAAGGGATTGACGATTAGTGGCATTCCGATCAGGACTTGAGGAGAAGGTCGCTGATCTTCTCTGCAACCTGGATGTCAAGTACGAATATGAAACTGAAAAAGTACCCTATACAATCCCACATTTATACACGCCAGACTTTTTTTTACCGAATGGCGTCGTGCTAGAATGTAAAGGCTATTGGGATGCTGATGACAGACGCAAGATTAAAGCAGTCAAACAACAGCATCCTGAATTAGATTTACGTATGGTCTTCCAGGCTCCTTACAACACAATATCTAAGAAATCAAAGACTACTTACGCAAAATATTGCGAGAAATTAAACATACCTTGGTGCTCCTTTGCGAACATCCCAATCAAATGGCTCCTCTGAATTTGTAAGACACATACCGTGTCCACAGTGTGGTTCCAGTGATGCCAACGCTCTATACAGCGACGGACATGAGTGGTGCCACAAACAATGTGGTTATTACAAACATGCAGATGGACAAGAAATAACAACACACATTCACACTAATTCTATTGTGCAGATCAAAGGCTCAGCCGAACGGTTGCAGAAACGCAAGATCAGTCAATCTACTTGTGAGAGATTTAAAGTATATCGTGATGGGGACAAGCTAAGGTTTTACTATCATGATCCATCTGGCATTGTAAAAGGTGCTAAGATTAAAACCAAAGACAAACAATTTACTTATGAAGGAGAAACACCTGGTACATTCTTTGGTCAACATTTATGGGGCAGTAGTGGTAAACGCATAATCATCACAGAAGGTGAGCTCGATTGTGTGTCTTACGGGGAAATATTCCCAACTTGGCCCGTAGTATCACTACCTAGTGGGGCTGCCTCAGCTAAAAAAGCAGTCCAGAAAAACCTAGAGTTCCTTCAAGGTTACAGCGAGATCGTGCTTTGGTTCGATTCAGATGAAGCCGGTCAGAAGGCTGCTGAAGAAGCCGCGAGTGTCTTACCACCTGGCAAGGTTCACATCGCCCGTCTAGAGGCTTACAAAGACCTTTCAGACGCTTTACAGGCTAGTGATTACAAGGCTATCGATGATGCATTCTTTAAACGTAAGGAATTCAGACCTGATGGTATTGTAGATGCTAAATCTTTACTTGAATTAGTAACAACACCACAACCACCAGCTGATTATGACTATCCATTTCAAGGACTTCAATCAAAGCTTCACGGGATTCGGCGCGGAGAACTTGTCACGATCACTTCAGGATCCGGCCAAGGGAAATCGTCCGTGTGTCGAGACTTGGCTGCTCACTTGTTATCGAACGGAGAACGGGTTGGATACTTGGCACTTGAAGAGTCAAACCGCCGTACAGCTTTAGGTTTGATGTCTGCTTCTGTAGGTAACAACTTAGCCTTAGGAGAACATACTCATGACGAACTTACAAAAGCGTTTGATTCCAGTATTAATAACTGGAACCTTTATCTTTTTGATGGCTTTGGTAGTTTTGATCCTGATATTATTTATAACAGGATTGAATACTTAGCCTCAGGACTTGATTGTAAGATCATCTTTCTTGATCACCTATCCATTCTTATGAGTGGTCTTGATGGTGATGAGAGACGCATGATAGATCAAACCATGACCCGCTTACGTTCTCTTGTTGAGCGCACTGGCATTGTATTATTTTTAGTTTCACATTTAAAACGAGGATCATCCGATCAAAACCATGAAGAAGGTGCACGTGTTACACTCGGACAACTTAGAGGAAGTGCGGCAATCGCTCAACTTAGCGATGCAGTTATTGGACTCGAAAGAAATCAACAGAGTGAAACTA